GCGCTACCTGTGCTAGAGTCGCTAGAGCACACAGCCATCATGCCGCTGGAGCCAGCTTCAGATGAATTTGTGGTTGCATCCCAGCCAGAGCTCATCAACTGATATACCTTACCTCCAGTGAGGGTGACGTTAGTGTTCACGAGTTTAATGAGTCTAGCTCCAGCCTCGTAGTCACCAGCCAAGCTCAACGCAGTATCGGCATCCTGAATGGTGGCCGTTGGCGTTGCTGACACAGCGTCAGTCTCCCATGTATTACCGTTCCACTTGAGGAATTCACCAGTAGTTGGTGCGTCCACGTTAGCTAGGTCTTGAAGGTCAACCTCTTGGTCTTTCCATTCAGTACCCTGCCAGCAAAGCAATGAGCCGACTGGTATGTTAGCTGGATTAGCCTCAGTGTAGTCTACATCGCCGTGCTCACGGATAGAAGTAGCGTGTGTGGTAATGGCTCCTTGCGCAGTATTTGCTGTTGTAACAGCGAACGTAGCAAGCGTGTTTATGCTGTCGAGATTTACCGCGCTTGGGGCAGTGATGTTACCGAGCGTGGTTACGTCAGCAGCAGTCACAAACTTGTGCGTAGTGCTTGAGTCGTCAATGTCATCAGCGTCCAAAACCACAGCGGCTTGGCTAATGCCGTTCACGGAATCAACAACACCACCAGTTCCACCAGAGCTAGAGTTGTCAGCAGAAGGAGCCCACTCGGAGCCGTCCCACTTAAGTACCTGCCCAATAGATGGCGCTGTAGACGAAACCTCATCGAGGTCCTCAATCTTAGCAACACCAATACGCGCGTCAACACGGGCGTCTGTGTAGTACAGGTTAGAGCCCTCAGAAAGGTCTCCAGTGCTACCTATTTTGTCGTCGATTATAGACTCAACCTCAACGGTGAAGTCCGATATAGTGTTAGAGTTTTGCGTACCTGTATGGTTACCCCTGTCCTTGAGGTTAGCGTCGGTATCGTTAGCTGTTGCTCCAGCGTCAATACCAGAGAGCTTAGTCGTGTTGGCAGATACCTGAGCACTGTCGGTGTATGAAACCTTATTGCTGTTGGCCACAACGTCAGCATTAGCAGACACTCGAGCCTCTGTGTAGTACAGGTTAGAGCCTTCAATCAAGTCGCCAGTGTCCTTGAGCGCTAGGTCGGTATCAAAGTCGCTAGACGTGTAGTGGTTTCCCGCTACAGCAGCGAGGTCAGATTCCATCTGGTCAAGGTCAACAGCTTGTGTAACCGTGATATGGTTCAGCTTCGTTGTGTTAGCAAATACCGAAGTGCTAGATGCCACGGCGCTACCGAAGTCTGAATTCAGAAAGAAGTTGCCGTTATGAAGCAGAAAGTCACCACTAGAAGCACCCGCAACAGTAACGTCGTCAAGGTCGTTAAGCTCGTCAGCCCCACCTGTGGATGTGCCTCCAGCAGCGGGTCCCCAGCCACCATTACTAGTGGAATAAACAAGGGAGTCCCCGTCTGAGACACCAGTAGTATCCACGTCAGCCAGACCGCCCAGAGCGGTATCGTTTGGTAAGTCTTGTTCTTCAACATAGGACATTATGAATTTCATACCCCCACGAGAGGAGCGGATGTAAACCTTGTCGCCTGCCTCCAGAGCGAAAGCGACATCAATAACGTTAAAGCCAGCGTTGGACGTGAGGCCAACCTCGGCCAACTCAATGACGCTAGAGCTCCCAGACTTCTGGATAAGCACCTCAGCCGTCTGGCCTGACCCGTCCTTAGCGGTGATGGACGAGACTACCGTATTGGTAGCGCTCGCCGTGAATATCGGCTCTGAGGAAGTTCCAACAGAGGCGTGTGTAAGTAATTTATAGTTTGCCATTATAGTCTTCTAATAAACATGGGAAATAAGTCTCCAAACTTGCCACCACCAGATATAACAGTACCAGTACCTGAGCCTCCAGTTTGAGATTCAGCGGTAACGAAGTCTGAAAGGTCGCTCGTATCGGGTTTTGAGAACGTAGGTGTTCTGCTCGGCCCCCGCGTGTTGTCCTCTTGGACCTCATCCGTGGTTGCGATTGCAGACTCAGCATTATACTTGATGATGCCCTCGAACTGCTGACTACTCATATTTAGTGAGTAGGAAAGCGATGTAGGAATAAGCTCAAGCGTAATCGCATCTAATCCTGTACAGTAAAGTTTGGTATATGGGTATACGATGTGCGCATTAGCGTGACCATCAAAAGGTGAGTACAGCTCCCCCCTAAGCAATTGTCGGGTCCTTCCTCGCACCTTAGCTACACCAGCACAAACTGCTGAGCCTAGGTTAGTGAAGTTCTCGGTTGAGTCGTTGGGTAGTTGGAACCTTATCTTGTCATCTCGTGAGGTAGGTGTAGCAAAGTTGCCCGCCTTGTATCTGTTGTGAGTTGCCGCACCTGTATTAAGGTATGAAGCTCCCAGTCGAGTCTTGTTTAATGTCCCCACCTCTGTTCCGTTTATAACTGACGGGAATGATGTTGACATAGCGTCAAACTCTTTCGTGCCGTCACCGAACCATATCTCAAGGCCAGAATACTGAAAGTACTCTAAGGAGTTGGGTACAGAGCCACTCCCCGTACCAAAGTTTGCTTCGTCTCTTGCGGTAGCGTATGTGGGTGTGCCGTAATTAGTTCCCAGTGCTCCAGCGCTTCCGTCTGAGTTGTATATTAAGTTTGGTCCAGACAGTGAATGCCATTCCTCAATCTTAGGTTGGTGTAGCTTGAAGTCTGTGATGGTGAAGTTACCCTCTGGCAAGTCGTACATCTGGTCTAGTCTCCACTCGTACATGGACCTATCAGCTGTGTCAGTCTCTTTGGTTAGCGTGTTGTCAGTGCCGTCAGTTACAATAGTCAATGGCGGTGTGTATAAGTCTAAAGATGGATAGTCGGTCTGCATAAATTTAGTTGCAGTACCAGCATCAAGGGTAGGTGCGTGAGCTCCCATAGGGATGTCCAGCCAAGCGTTGTTGTAACTGGATGTCTGTGTAGATGGAATCCACTCGTAGGTAGCCCCACCAATAGTGGCGCTCCAAGTCTTCAGCATATATCTGTTAGCACCGTTGATGTTTATGTCCGCAGAGACTCCATCACTATCGTATGCAAGGCTTCTCACTGGGTGGCTAAGTCTGTATGTAGCTCCAGTACTTGTAGTCACCTCAACGCGCTGCTTCATTATAGCCAACGTGCCGATAGCGTTATTGCTTGAGCTAGGCAAGTTAGTCTTACTGTAGTTTGCGTTACCAGCGGCGTGAATCCTTATCTGTCCATCGTCGTCACCAGAAGGCAAGTTGATTCCAGCGAACTCTCGCTCCCTGTCATTCAAGCTAAACATGCCGTCCATAGTTCGGAGTGCGTGTACAGAGTCGTCGGGTTCAGGGAAGGCACAGCCTCTCCACATCCAAGGCTCGTCCTTAGCGAACTGCCTCACATCGAAACCCCCGAGTATAGCACCAGCAAGGGTGTCGTACCCAGCGATTCTATCGAACATAGCCAAGGGCTGGTTCATGTCCACTGCGCCAATAGCGTCTGCACGATTCCATCGCTTCTCGCTGACGTATCCTATTCCGTTGTTGTATAGCAAGTCAGAGCCCGCTTCTACGTGCTCCTGAACTGTTCCTTGAAGTGGGTACATCCCGCTTCGGACCGCACCCTTAGCCCATTCTACGCTAGGTTGGCTGTTGTATGCACTATTGCCCTGCTCAGAAAAGGCGGCCTTTTCGTACAGCCCATCTGGGATACTTGATTTGTTTCTAGAGCTATCCAGAACCAGAGCGTTTGTTACATAGTGATTCACTACATCTACGTCTCCAATATTGGAGCGAACCATAGTATGCTTGTCGTACACGTTCCACCGACCCTCAGCAAAGCAGATGCTTGCGCCTAGGCTGGCCATTACGTCCTTTATCACGTTAGCGCTAGATGTGAATACGTTAGGTCTAAACTTGCTGATGGACATAACCTTGTCATTAAACATCTTGTCTTCCTCGGATTGTGAGCTCCTGTAGAAGGTGCTGAACTCCGCAGACAAGTAGTCCATAGTACCGTACTTGTTTCCGTCTGTAGCTGCGATAGAGAATATTGTGTTCCCTGCATCAGTTACTGGCCGCACGATTGGGTACTCCCTCAAAACCTCGTACCCAGTCAATGCGTACAGAGGTGTGTGGGGAAGTTTGCTTAGGGCGTTCCATAAGATGTTGGATACAGTATCGTTTCCACCGTATGGCGAGCCGTCAGCTTGCTTGTAGTCGTAGTTGCCCAACATACCCAGACCGTCAGAGGCAGTGAACGACACCCGAATGGTGCCGTCCGCTACCTCCTCAGTAATCTCTTCAGTATGCACAACACCACACCACCAAGGAATATTGTCCTTCATGATTCGGACGCAGAGGTCTTGCTCCTTTGCAGAGAAAGCAGAAGCCATTATATAGCTACGCTGAATCTCTGTCATGTACATTGTGAAAGCACATGATGAACTGACAAGCTCGTCCTTGAATCCGCTGGAGTTATTCCAGTCAATAGTGAACCCTTCAGAGTCAAACTCACAGACATAATCTAGGTCTGGTGCGCTTGAGCTCATTTGGTGCAGCTCGAATTGGAACGTGTCCTTGTGGTTTTTAATTGTTGTATTTACTATTCTTCTAGCCATAAATTCTATCTCTTGCGTTAACGCCGCGTGATGTAGTTAATACTAAGTCACTTCCTGCGACGTAACCTGTTGTTGATTTTCCAGTTCCTAGTGATTCTCCTCCAGCCAGTTTGTTGGCTAAGTTAACACCACCACCCAGCACAGCGCCAGTACCAGCCATAACTTTTAGCAATGCAGTGACACCGCCTCCAGTTATTTTGTTTCCGATTGCAATAGCCGCAGTCAGTATGCCAATTTTGGTGATTGCTGCGATTAAAGTCTGTAGCATTGACCTTCCCCACTCCTTCATAGCCTCTCCCATCTTCTTAGAAGGGTCAACCAGTGCAGTTGCAAAGGTGTTTGCAAAGCCTTCGATTCCAGCCATGAGAGCGTCGAACACCTCATCAAGTATCGCGCTAACAGCGGTAAGAGACTCACGCATTGTAAATCCCGCTTCCTTCAGTCTGTCAACGATACGTTGCATTCCGTCGCTCATAGCGTTGTAGTCGGCCTGCTCTTGCTTCCTCTGTGCGGCTATCTCAGCGGCCTTAGCCTTTTGCTTTTCCAGCCAGTTATAAACCATACCTTCCAGACCAACGCGCTTATTCAAAAAATCGACGCGCTTCCGCTCATTCTCGAGCGCTTCAATCTGTATAGCAGCCTGTGCTTTGTAGAAGTCTTGAAGTAGCTGGTTGTCTTTAATCTCACCTTTGAGCCTGTCGCTCACCTCGCCCCCTCTAGCTTCAGTCTCAGTCTTCTCGGCGTTTAGCTTTCGCTCTTCGTCAGCAAGTATGCCTAATGCTTCAGCGTACTGACGAACATCAGATGTAGCGGCACCAGCTTGCGACTGGTCATTACGTCCGAAAATCTTGCCTTGGGCTGTCTCGAATATCTTAATTAAGTCCTTGACCTTTTTAGTGGTCTCTTTCTCTGGTTCGATGACCTTCCAGAACGTATTTTCATCACTCGTGCCAGCCTTCATCATTAAGTCACGTGTGTTACGAATTAGTTGTTCGTAGTACATGGTGTTCTTGACATTAGCTAAGAACTTCCTGTAGTCAGCCTGTTCCTTCTCTAGCCTTTCGGTGTTGAGCCCAGATATGATTCCATCGTCCTGTTGTCCAATGAATCCGACCATTACATCTGTAATGCTACGTCCGTCTCTGATTAGCCGCTCGCCATCCTCTGCCAACCTATCTGTAATGCCAGCCATCTTGCGGACCTCTTCAGCACCCTTCTTACCTTGGTCTAATGCGACAGCAAGGTTCTGCAGTCTCTCGTCAGCAGCTTTACGGAACTCGTCCTCACTACCAAACTTCTTGCCCTTAACCTTGTTTAGGAACTTGTCCTCTACTCCACCAATGTTCTTGAAGGCCGTGAGCATGTCATCTACCTTGCCAGCAGCAGCAGCTGCGTCATTGGCCATGTCGTTCATTGTGCTTCGCATGATAGCGAATCCAGCAATGGCAGCGCCCACAGCAACACTAGTAGGGCCGAGTCTTAGAAATGACTTAGCCAGTCCAGCTACACCGCCTTGGCCAGCGAATGCGATAGCAAGGTTAGTTACTACGGTACTCAGTCCTTTAAGTACTTTGGTAATAAGTAGGAACGTTGCTACAGCTCCAGCGGCCCTTGCGTCCGAAGCGTCGATACCTCGGATGAAGTCAGCCAGTCCTGAAATCAAGCTACGCAGCTGTCTACCGAATTGCTTCTCAAATACAATACCCAGCTCTTGGAATGCAGAGCGTAAGTTCTTTATACGTCCAATAAGCGACTCGTCAACTGCGTCGAACAAGCCGTCAACTTCGCCACTAGCCTCTTTGTTAGCGGCGCTAAACTCCTTGATTACATCCCGCAGTCCTTGGATAGACGCGATACCACCCGCAGAACGAGCACCTGTAATCTTTATGAGTTCAGCAAACTCCTGCTGGTTGGTTATCAACTTGAAGAACTCGTCGTTCAAGTTTGATGTTCCTGTCTTAGCAAGGTTGATAAATATACGCCGTAGAATCGTACCAGCCCGTGAGCCTTCGAAACCTGCGTTGGCAAGCTCAGCTAAGATAGCGGTTGTGTCGGAGAAGGAGAAGCCAGCAGCCTCTGCCTCACCACCCGCATATCCGAGTGCGCTTTGTAATGAGTCAAATGTAAGTGCGGAGTTCAGGACGGCGTGTGCCATCTGGTCACTCAGCTTTGTGGCTGCTTCAGCCTTGCTTCCGTACTGGTCGAATGAGCTCTTGAATTTATTCAATGTCTTTACCAGTACGCTACCAGCGTTTGCAGCGTCGGTATCCATCGCTGTTGCGAACCGTACCGTAACGCCCGTTAAGTCCTTTACGTCCTTAGTCGTAAGGCCCAATTTCTTCATCTCTACCTGAAGGTTTGCAACCTCCGCAGCGGTAAAGATACTGTTCTTTCCTAGTTGTCGGGCAGTGTTAGCCAGTCCTTCCACGCCAGCCGCAGCCTCGGGCCCAGAGAGGGCCTTTAGCTTACGGTTAGCAAGGTCGAAGTCGGCAGCAGCTTTAGCAGCGTCTGCACCAACAGCTATCAACGCACCACCGAGAGCATACTGCATAGTACGCCCAACGGTTTGAGACACCTGACCGAACGTGGTCAACTGCTTCTTTGCGTTCGCTAATCCCTTTGTGAAGCCCCTTGTGCGGAGCAACAGCGAGATATTTACGTTATTAGCCATTGAATGATTTATATTTGTTGATTAGTTCATTTACATCCTCCTTAGTCTTAGGCTCAGACGCTTGCTTGTCAGCCATTGCGTATGGGTTAAATTCATCAGGATTATAACGTTTGCCCTTAGAGGACTTTGAGTTGGCATATAGGGCCATGAGCGTAGACGTGTGGTTCCACTGCTCCTTGTCCCTCTTACGGGTTCGGGCAATGATTAACATGTTCTCTTGCAGAGTCATATACCAGAAGTCTTTGGGGTGTGTGCCAGCTTCGCAAGCTAGCTTATACACCTCCTCCAACGTGGGTACCTCTACAGGCTCATCGCCCTCTAGTCGTTTCCCTCGGTCTCGTCCATCATCGCTTTGGAGATGGCTTCAGTGACTGCTTCGAAGGCGCCTGCAGTCTCAAGGAACTCAGCGATAAACGCCTCCCTCTTCATCTTGAACTCCTTATCGTTACGTACACACTCAGATATAATTGAGAAGTAAGCAACAGTAGGTAGTGCTGTAAGCGGGTCGTCCTGTAGGTATGAGTCGAAGCCCTCTAGCTTCAGGCCCTCGGCCTTTAAAGTCAAACGCATGGCGTTCATAGTGAAAGCGCCTTTTAATTTCTTGTTGCGAATCTTTAGTTCAAATTCGCCACGGAATGGATTCATGTTGTTCATAGTGGTTGTTTTTATTGGGGAAAGAAAAGGGGAGACTTAATTGCCTCCCCTCTAAAAGATTATGCTCCTTTGTACAAGTCTCCGTATCCAGAGAAAGACGCAGAGTAAGTAGCGATGTCGTCAACACCTCCAGAGATAGACACAGACTCGATAAGAGCTTGTCCAGCATAGAATGTGTTTCCTGAGCCCTCATCCATGTCAAACTTGACAATCATGTACTTCTTGTCTCGTGCAGCATCCATGATGTCTACAGCAGAGCCAGTAGCACCAGCAACGTCGAGCAATCCGTCAACAGACGTGCTCCATGTCATAGCGCCAGAAGCGATGAAGTTAGTAGAACCTCCGTTACCGTTACGTGCAGCAGTCTCGTTCAAAGAGTTTGAAGTCTCCAAAGAGCTAGAAGTAGCGAGTGCAACGATAGTCAATGTTGATGTAGCGTCGGTTACAGCAGCAGTATCGCCAGAGGCGTTCACCTTTCCGATACCGATGAATGAACCGTCAGCCTTAACGACCAAAAAGTAGTCGTCTTCCTGAGCTCCAGCAGGAGCGTCAGAGTTAAGGATGTCGGTCATTGCGTCAGTGTCTGTTCCCACGAACACACCCATTGGGGTAGTCATTGCAGAGTCCAACGCGTAAACAGCGAGGTTGTTAGAATTAATAGTAGCCATTTTAAATAATTATTAGTTGGTTATTTACTTTGATAAACCGTGTTTGCACCGAAGTGCTTATTGATTAGTAGTCGTAGTTTCTTTGACACAGATGAGATAACGTTGGGAGTTTGTTGTCTGTACATTGAGTCAAATGGAATCCGCTTCGACCGTCGGATGTGTTTAGCAGGTGATGCAAAGAAGTGGACACGCCAGCCCCCATTTCGCTTACCCTTACCTTTTGATGATATAGGGCGAGCCTTTACACCATATTCGTTTTTGCCTTTAGCGTACCACGTCTGCAATCCGATTGGGTTCTCGGATGCGCCTGTTCTGCGCGTCAGGTATTTGTATGTCTTACCGTTGACCGCCTTGGGCCAAGGTTTAGCACCCTTACGTAGGGCGGAGCGTATTTCTTTGTCTCCGCCCCTTACGTAGAGGTCTATTTTGTTCAGCTTAGCCATCACCGCTTTGTTGTCGATGATGACCTCTGTTCTGTTAGGATTAAATGATTTAGCCATGTTACCTATGAGGGGTTACGGAGCATCAGTGACGATATCGCCTGAGCTGAAGTTGTACCCCACTAAACCAACAGAACCTTTTATATCTGGAACACTGGTGACGCTGTTGCCAATCTCATAGTAGTGAGCTGGAGGCGTGTAGCTAGTGTTCATCGTTCCAGTAACCGAGGTTAAGCTAGTCAAGTCTTGAGGGGTTCCACCGTTGTAGATACCGCTTATATTGCTTGACTGGTCGCTGCCCCAGATAGCCATTTGGTTGTAGGTGATGTCCTTCGGGTAGTTACCAGACTGGTACTTACCGAACCTGAAGTTCTGTCCAGACAGAGCGCCCGACCAACCGTAGTTGCCGTGGGTGTTATTCGTTCCTACTGATACACCGTTAATAAAGATATTAAATGCGTTGTAGTAGTTGTTTATGCTTCCACTGGAGGCGCCTGTCTGAGCACCGCTATAGGTGACCATGACGTGGTGCCATTGGTTAGCTGGGAACGTCAAGTAGTTGTTACTACTCTTCTTCATGATGAAGTTGCTCTGAGAGCCATACCTCATCTGAATCCTGTGATTACTTCCAGATTGAATCTTTCGTATCTCAATGTGACCGCCATTCACAACGTCGTTGCTACCGAAGTAGAACAAGGTCTGTCCAGCACCGTAAGCACTAGGCTTAATCCACATAGAAACAGTCCAGCCGTCTGAAGCTCCAGAGCCATTAGAGGCCCTCTCCAGTGACGTTACGCCAGCTGCATTACCTCCAAGGTATGAGTTCACGTTGTTCGCGAACTTCAGGGACGTAGTGTTGGTGTAGGTCTGCTCTAGGACACGGAGTGTAACCGTGAAGTTGGTGATACCACCGATAGCGTTTCCAGCCTTACAATTTATTACGTAGTCATCAGATGTACCAGTGTAAGAGGGAGCGGTTCCTGTGAATAGTCCAGTAGTCTGATTCAGAACAGCCCAGCTAGGAGCGTCTGTCTCGCCATACTGATTCACAACATCGCTACCCGTGTCTAGGGCAATCTGTGCGTTAATAACGCTACCCTCAGTGACTTCGATAACTTGGTCGCTAATGTCTGGAGCAAACGACACAACGGGTTGCGAGGTTTGATTCAAACTCTGGATAGAGTAGTCTGGGATTGTGAATACATCGCCTGAAATAATCTCTTCCTCTGCACCGAAGTGTAGGAAGAGCGTAGGGTCGTTAGGCGGTGTGTTGTAGTCGGCAATCTTTTCGTTGTCATCCTCGGACCACAGTTCTACGTTTCCACTGGATATATATCGTATGGAAATCATCCCTGCGTCGTCTCCGTTGTCATACAGGCCGCCAGTAACATTAGAGGCGCTACTGTTGAACGCGAGGTCGGTAGTGCCAAAGTTTCTTATGGCCTCGTTGCTCGCATACTCAAACCCGTCGGTTATGATGTCCTCTGCTCCGTCCACACCAGTGGTAGCACCAGCGTAGCCAAGTCCGAATTTGTGGTTTCGTCCATAGTGGTCTAGGTTAATCATATACTTCTCACCCGCCTTAATACCAGTATTGGCTTTAAGTACAGTGTGGTCTAGTACGCCATTTGTCCAGATTCCGTTCTGCGTGCCTAGCTCGTCATGGAGCATTGTCCATCGCTCGATACGCTTGGTCAGAACTGGGAATGTGGCGTTAGGGTTATTCGAACCCCCCATGAACAATGTCAAGGAAGTCCCTGTCTCTGCGATTGTGGTTCGCCCCACAAGTACGCGACCCCCGTCAGTGATGTCGTACAAAGCGACATTACCGTCGTTCTCGAAGGTTATTGCTAAGACTGTAGTATTGTCTATGCTGTAGCCTGACGAGTACAGAGTGCCTACTGTTACGTTATGTGACAGCTCAGACACCTTGTCGGTAGTTCCAGCTGCGAAGTTGTAGTTGAATGCCCAATTAGAGTCATTGAACACGGCAGTATCGTTGTTCGTGCTTTCTGCTCCAGACCAGACACCTAGCGCGTAGGTTGCGCTTCCGTCGTGGTTCCATATAAACTCTTCACCTCGTGCAAGCGTCTCAGCTGCATAGAAGGGTTGTTCACTATCTATTGCGGAGGTTACACTTGTCGACGTCACAGCATCGCCTGAGTCGCTCCCGTAGGCGATGTGCCATCCAGAGTTGCGTGCAGGTAGCTGAGAGCCGTTCACCATGTTCTGTGCGTTAATCGTGACCGTGCTTGCGTCATCCATTGTAAGGACGAGGTTCTGGCCTACGACTGCACCGCTAACAACGCTAGTTCCGCTGCTGCTGCTGCCTCCTGAGAAGCTGCTCATGTCAACAGTGACTGTGCTGCTGTCGCTCAACGTCAGAACTAGGTCTGTGCCGCTAACTACACCACTAGAGACCACGGTGTTCGTGTCGATGTCATCCAGTGTGCTTACATCGGCTGATAGTATAGTGCTGTCGTTCATTGTCAGCTCAAGGTCTGTTCCGACCAGCCGAGCAGTGCTTACAAACTTATTCTCGTCAACACCCAAGGTAGTGACGTCCGTAGTGAAGGATGTTGCGTCCTGTAGCGTTATCGTCAGGTCGTTGCCGTTCAGCGCGAATCCTGTCACGGGGTTACCGCTGCCTCCTCCTCGGAAGCTGGTGGTAGCCGTGAATAGGTCGTTTAGCTGTGTGAGTGCTAGATTCAATACAGAGTTGACGAGTGTTCCGTCGATGCTTATGCCAGATAATGGCAAGCTCTCTGCGATAATCTTCTTACCGTTCTTAGCCTTGATTTGTACGTTGGTTCCGTTGGCAACAGCTTCAAGCGTGTTGACTGGCTCAGACTTGAGGAACTCCTCTCCAGATGTCTGCGAAAGGTCGCGCAACATGATGGAAGCCTCTGTAGAGTCTAGACCGAAGTCCATTGCAGCGTACTTGAGGAAGGGGCTGATAAACTCTAGGTCCTTGTCCTCAAACAAGCGGTTATGTACGATAGCTTGGTATCGGTACGTGCCGTCAGGATTAGCAGTCTGACCTCGCTGTACCTGTAGTATGCCTCGGTCCTCGTCGCTGTCAGTATGCACCTTGCGAATCTCCGCGAAGATGGTAGTACCAGCGTGAATCTCAACGGGATGGTCAAAGAACCACTCA